TGTGATCTTGATATTGCCATTTTTATTTTCTCCTATTTAGCTTATCCGTATAGTCTCGCCGCTGCTGCCATTACAACTTTTACATTACAACCAGCTGCAGTAATATCCTCATTTTCAGGATCTTCTGCTGTGCCGATTACAGTAAACATTGATGTTGCTGCATTGTTCGAGCCTATCTCTAGAGTTACAACTGACTGACCATCTTTGTTGGTCCCGTCATTGTTATTACAATTGTACGCAGTTTTGTTTTGTGCTGATACTGCAATTGCTGCATCTGCTTTACAGATATACTCTTGATAAGGATCTGTATTTACAAAAGCAAAACCATTTGTGCTCCCTGTATTAGGGTTAGTTCCAAATGCTTGCGACGCTGCTACATTATTTGCAAAAGTTGGTTTCTTAGTTGTGCTATCTATAAAGAAAAAGCCATTAAGAACTCCAACTAATTTAGCGTGAGAGTCAGAAGCATAAGATGCTCCACCTGTTCCGCCATCGTCAGTAGTAGCAAAAGACGCGTCCTGAATGAAACCTGTATTACCAGCATCTTGAATAGATGCAGGGTCATTTTTCATTAGGGCAACACCTGGAGCTGTTTGAAGTTGGTATTTAGTTTGACCTTGAATAGATGGAGTTCCTCCTAATCTATTCGCAGCTCTAAAACCAAATCCAACTGTTGACTGATTTGCCATAGTTGTTTCTCCTTATGTACCTGCCCCGAAGGGCCTCCAGTACGGGTTTATTTAAATTCAGTGATTAAAAAATTACTTTTTCGTACCACCGAAGGTTACACGAGATTGCCTTTCAATATTGATAGGCATCCTCTGGTCTTGCTCCTTCATAAGATCGTTGTTTACCGCTTCGCTTCGCTCTTGATGACGTCCTGTCATGTAAGCTTGTCTTTGCTTCGCAATCTCGATCGGTACCTTTGCAAGTAAAAGGCCACCAACCCCAATCACTCCCTTGTATTTACCTTCTTCAAGCACAGGGTAGTCAGATGCGTTTTCGATTTCTTCAGCACGAACTAATTCATAACCTTCTCTAATTCGTCCAGTTATGTTTTTCGTATCTTGAAATCCTACGACTTCTGCTCTAACCCATCTATACCTAAATCCATCAGGTGCAGGGGGTGCATCTAGAGATGATGGAGGAACCCACACTTTAGGTCTTTCAGACTTTATACGTGTATCGTTCGCACGAGAAGTTTTTGTTTTATCTTTTTCCATTACGCTATACCTCCTTCGTGATATTTAATTGTTTCGCGTATTCTTCGAGTGGCACTCCTAATTTTTTCGCTATTGCGACCTGTGAGGAAGTGAGTCTCACAGTTTGCCTTCCTTGTCTTACAGCTGAACGTTTGACAGAGGCAACATTTTGCGTCGGTTTTGACGTTTGTGTTTCCTTTGTATCAAATTTATGCGGGAATTCAAGTCTAATTCTCTTGTCAACCTCTGCATAATACTCATCTGTTTGAGGATCAAAGCCTTCCCTTTCAACCAAATCTTTATGAATTTCAAAGGCAGTAAAAGTCATAGCTCTATCTTTACCGAACCATTCATTTCTACCAGCCCAATCTTCAGCTCTAGGATCCGGAGCAGGTAAGTCTTTAGGTGTGCTTTCTGGAAGTTTTTCTGCGTCAGATAATCTTGGCGCAGGCTCTTCTTTGGTTATTGTTTGTTGCTCTTTTAAAGCATTGAGTCTAGCTTCATCAATTGATAAAGCAGCGATTTTTTTGTTTGCTTCTATTTGACCAGCAGCATCCGCGTTCTCGATCGCAGAGGCTAGTTCTTTTTGAGCAGACTCTAAACCAGTTTTGACTCTAGTTTCAAACTGTTTAACATAATCATCATTTACTTTTGAAAATTTTGTTTCAGCAGTTTTTCTTTTTTCTTCGACAGCTTTTGCATAATCTAAAGCAGCTCTTTCTCTTCGCTCTGCTTCTCGCATTTTACGAGTAAGTTTTGCAATACGAGATTGTACTCCTTTACTATATTCTTCAAGCTTGTCGTCGTCTCCACCCTCTTTGACTTCTTCACTTGTTTCTTGTTTTTCTTCTAACTTTGTTTCTCGTTCGTTTTCATATGTTTTATCTGTTTCTTGTTCCGTGGTTTCTTTGGGCTGTTCTACAACAGCTTCTTCTTTCTTTTCTGGTAACTCTATATCTACTTCAGGTCCTGAAGTATCTAGGTCCACCATTTTTTTATCGTCTTCTGGCATAGTTATCCTCCTATGTTAAAACTCATGCAAGATGTCCTCTGGACTATCAATTGTTGCTAACACTTCATCGTCGTTTAGCAGACGAATCTCCCCGCCATCTATTTTAATTCTTGATCCAGCATAACGTGCAAACATAACCCAATCATTTACTTTGCACCATGGACCATCAGGATACCTCTCTTTATCCTTATAACAGTCTGGACCCATAGCTAAAACTAAACCACATTGAGATGCAACTTGTTGCCTCTCTAATGTTGCTTCAGCTAATACCAAACCTCCTTTAGTTTTTTCTTTCATCTTGAAAGGTAAAACTAACATTCTCCAACCAGTTGGTTTTGGAATTTTTGCTTCTTCTTTTTTCTCTGATTTTTTTACGCCAACTAAATCTGTATTAGGTATTTCAATTTTTGTTTTTGGCGTCGTTAAGATCGATGACTGTTCCTTTTTCATTTTCTTGCTCCTTATCTTCTAGCAGGTTAGAGAGTTCCTGTCTTACGGCTTCTAGGCCGCTTATTTGTCCTGTTATATATCTGTATTTTTCCATACTGTCAACACCACCGGACGTTATTGATATTGATAATGCTTGCACTCTTGTGTTTATAAATCTAAGCAGTCGATTTATGACGTTTTCTAATTGCATCTTTTCCTTTCTTAGCGATTGAAGCAACTTTACTTTTACCCATCACTTTAGCTCTTTGCTCCATAACCGTTAGTATTTGTATTTTTCTTGCAAACGGTTTATTTACACGTTTGACTTTTGCAACAGTTGCTCTCGCATCTGATGGTGTTGCAAATTTTATTTTAACTGTATCTTTAGGATTTTCATCCGTATACAATCTTCTTCCTGAACCTTTAGGCTTTTTTCCCGTTCCTTTTTTTGGATCCGCCATTGATAACTCCTTTTAGTGTTTTAGCTTGCGCAGCATGTGTCTTTGATGCTTTTTGCAAACCTTTCATTACTTTTTTAATTTTTTGTTTTTTTAACACTTCCATCTCCTTCTTGCCTGACGGATACGTGAGTTCGGATCGTTACGAGTTTTTGCTGAAGCTCTTTTGAGCTGACCTAGTGATCTTGCGCAGTAAGACTTTCTACGTTTAGCAGCTTTTG